GAGCAAACAGCTCGCCTTGGGTACCGGCGGGAGCCTGCGGAGGCACTTGTGGGCCGGGTTGGGTAGGAGCGGCTTGGGCCCCACGGTTTGGCGCAGCGCTAACGCCACGCTGCCTGCCCGGCAGGGCGAGGTCCAACAGCAAACTGGTCAGTGCGCCAGCGCCAGCGCCATAAGCGCCTTCTTCACCGGAGCCCGCCAACACAGGCTGCGATGGGTCATAGACGCCCTTGGCGATCAGGTTCTGCGCGACTTTTTGCGCAGCTTCCGTGGCACCTTCCATGCCGCCCCGTGCAAGGGCGGTTGTGATGACGTTTTTGAGAGGGCCGATTTCTGGAGCCAGCATGTCCAGCAAACCAACCGGGGCCCCCAGCAGGGTAGCCGTGCGGCGCTCGGCGCCAGTAGCACCCTTTTCTTCGGCAGCGGTGCGCGCCTCGCCAGCACCAGCGGCAACGCCAATACCACCTGCGGCCACACGCCCGGCCATACCCAGCGGGCCCAGCGCAAAGAACGGCGCTGTGGAGCCTACGGCCTCACCCAACTTGCGGCCAACAGATTCTTCGTACCCCGGAGCAGCCGCAAAGGGGGCCTTGGCGGCGCCAGCCACAGACGCGATCTTTTCGCGTGCGGCTTTTTCCATGTCTTCGGGGAGTAGCGCGGACGCGCCAGTGGCAGCAGTTTCTGCCAGCCCGATCGCGCCGGGCACGAGGCCCTTGAATGCCTCTTTGATGTTGCCGCCAACCGTGGTTTCGGGTTTGGGGCGCGCAGCCTCTGGGTACTGCGCCATAACTGCCTGCGCTACATCCGCATCACTTGCCCCGTCAGGGCCCTCGATTTGGTAGGTTTGTCCGTTCGGTGCTGTGATGCGGTAGAGTGGCATGGCTATCTCTATTTAACGACTTGGGCTTTGCCCCAGCCTGACATGGTTCCGCCGGGGCTCGAAGCGCCGGGGGCTGCGGGCATTTTATCCTCAACCATCGGAACTCCAAAGCGTTTGTAAATGGCGTTCTGACGCTGTTCAATCTGCTGGCGCAGCATCGAGATACGGGCTTGGTTGGCCTGAGTCGGCAGTTTGAGTGCGTTCTTAAGCTCTTCTTGCAGCGCGTTAATCACTTCGTCGCGGGAGATAGCCTGCGTGGCGTTGGCCATGTTGCGTTGCTCGGTCGCACCTTGCGCGGCTTGTGCCCGGGCGGCGCGATTGTCTGCAGCGATCTGTTCGCGGGAACGGGCCGACTCACGGGTGCTTTCCAAGCTAGTGCCCGACTGCATTGCCGCACGACGGGCCGAGTCGACTTCCTTGTATGCGTCCGCATAGGTTTTTGCCAGTGCGGTGTTGCCTTCGAGCTGGGCTTTGGCGGCGTCCATTTTGAGCGTGTCCAGCAGCTGCTGCATCTTCAAGTCTTCGTCGCCGTAGGCAGCGCGTTGTTTGGCAGCGGCCCCGCCAGCTTGGCCCAGCATCATGCCCAGACCGCCACGAACGGGAGCCCCACCCAGCGCAGCCAGACCTGTGGCCCATGCGGGGGTGCGCTCTTCCTGTGCTTTCTTGAAGGCGGCTTCTTTGCCCGCCAGCACGTCAGACATGGACTTTTGGTACTGGTCCATACCCATAATGCCGCGCTGCTTGTCCATCATCTTCTGGGCTTCGGCTTCACGATCGCGGCCCAAATCCGCACGGATACCTTGTTCCAGCAGGGCGCCAAGGCCTTGTTGAGCAGCAGGGGCAGCAGCTTGCGGCGCGGCGGCGGGAGCGCCCGGAGCACGCGCAACGGCGGGGGGCATTTGTCGAGGAGCCGGAGCGCCAACCCCGGCAGGGGCACCTTGCATACCTTGCGGAGCAGGCGCAGCGCGCAAAGCAGCGTCAGCGCGATTCAGAGCAGCCCGGTTGTCCACCGGAGCCGCGGGTTTTTGTGCAGCGGCCAGCGACGGGTCGCCCACCAAACGGCGGAACAGTTGCACGGGGTCAGGCACCATGCGGTCAATAGCCGAACCGAGCCCGCGCATCTGCTCGCCATAGGTTGTGGCACCTTCTTCGTTGCCAGAGGCACGAATCTGTGCGATGCGCTCAGCGCGCTCGCGGGCGTCGCGCTCCCGGTTTTCCCGGTTCATACGATCGTATGGGGTTTCGTAGTCTGCGACTTCATCGCCCTCTGCAAACGCCACGATGCCGCCTCCGGCCATGCCAAGCTCGGCGGGGAGTTGGTCAATACCTTGGGGCTGCTGCTCGGGCTGCGGGGTGTTTTCTGGCACTTCAGGCGAAGGCTGTTGTTTGGCAAGCGCGGCCAGACCTTGCTGTTGGCGTTGCTGCTGCAGCATCTGCGCTTGGACCTTTTGCTTGGCCTGCTCTTGAATCGACTGCGCCACGGTGGGGGGCTGTTGCCCGGCAGGGGCCATGCTGTTGAGCGCGCTCATGGCTTGCTGGCGTTTGGCCGCATCCTGCTCGTTGGTGACGATGTTGAGCGCCATCAAGTTCTTGAGGTCCGGGGGCAGGCCCGGTTTGGCCTGCTGCTCTTTTTGGACCTTCTGCTGCAGAGCACCGGGGTTGCCCATATACAGCGAGGCGATACCTTGAGGGCTGGGTTGTTGGAGCATGGCAGGTCCTTAGATATTGATGCCGAGATTCTTGAGAGCCGTGGTCAGGTCGCTGGAAGTTCCGCCAAACAAGCTGGTGCCGCCGCCAATACCGGCCAAAATTTGTTGCAGCGTACTGGGCTGCGTCACGTTGTACGACTGCGCGGCCAGCGGCAGGCCTTGGAGCAGCGACTGTTGGAACTGCACCATCTTGAAAGGGTTGGTGCGGGCTTCCTCGAAGGCAGCCTTTTGAGCGGCCACGTCTTCGGCAGAAATACCACGTTGCGTAGCGCCCAGTCCGGACATGGCGTTGAGGTTGGCCAGATTGGCTTGCTGTTCGGCGGCGCCCAGTTGACCTTGGGCTTGTGCAGCCTGCGTAGCACCCTGCAGGCCCTGCAGACCGAGGGTAGAGCCAAACTGCGCTTCTTGAACCTTGCGGGCTTGGTCAGCGTTGAATTGCCCCATGGCCTTGTCGAACGCCGTCGAGTAGCCTTGGCTGACGAGCTGGTTGGTTTTGTCCAGCAGGTTGCGCTGGTTCTCAGCGTTCATAACCGCCTGACGGCCCCCGCCAAACGCCCCGGCTTTGGTCAACTGACCCGCCGTTTGCATGTTGGCAATCTGGTTTTGACGCTGAAGTTCCTTGAGCTGCGGATCAAGCGCCGCGCTCAGGTAGGGGTTCATGTACTGCTGGGCCGCCGCTGTGTCAAAGTTAGAACCAACGGGGTTGTAGCCGAGATTTTGGAATGCTGTAGCCAACCCGCCAGCGGTATTGGCAGCTTGACCGATGCCCGACGGAACCTGCAGGTTGCCGGCGGCGTTGAATGCTTGGGCTTGCAGGGGAGACGCGCCAGCCGTAAGGGGGCCTGAGTATTGCTCGTAGGGCATTTCGGACAGCGCCTGACCTTTCGCCAGCATGTCCGTCACATAAGGACCGGCCCAGTTCGACAGGTTGGATTCAGTGCCGCTCAGGCCTGCATTGACAGCGGAGCCGGTCACGTCGCCAGCGGCGTAGCGTTGCACACTGCCACCCGGCATAAAGTTGCTGGGGTTGATCTGCTTGCCTTGGTCAGCGTTGCCCGTGCGGGCTTTGCGGATACGCGCCATCATGTCGCGCAGCTTTTGGGCGCCTTTGGAGGCATCGCCTCCGCCCAGTCGGGCTACTTGTTGGGGGGTCAAATAAGCCTCCTCGTGTGCGACACGCGCACGGTCTTTGCCGTCGATCGTAGTGTGGATCGAATCGCTCATGCCATCGCCACGGCCTTTGATGGGCTTGGCCCCAAGACGTTGAGACAGCAGTTTCAAACCGGCATCGCTGCTACCGTTGCCAAAGTGGGACACCACGTCAGCAGGAATAACAAACCCGCCAGATTGCAGAATGCCGCCCTTGGCGGCGGCTTGTACGGGCTGCGCAGCAGGGGGAGGATTCACCACAGTGCCGTCGTTGCGGGTGTACGTGACGTTGCCGCTCAGACGTTGGCCGGGGCCTGCGGCCTGCCGCGTTGCAGTGTAGCGGGGAATGCCACCTTGATAGCCCGTAGGTTTGCGGTCGACCTGCCCTAATCCCAACGCGCCACCCAACCCGCCGAGCGCAGCACCCAGCATGCCGGTGTTGAGGGTAGTTTTGCCGGAGGCATCTGTTTTGGTAAACAGCTTTTTGAGCAGCGCCGAAATGTCAGACCCGCTTGACGGGTTCCATATCCCAGTGTCGTATTTGGTTTGGTCGGTAACGCCCGTTTGTGCAGCAGCATCGGCAGTGGCTTGGTCGCCGGTGCCCGTAGCGGGGTTCCAGCCCCCGCCTACGTCAATGTTGTCCGCAGCGGTAGAGCTGTTGTACCCAGATGCGGGGTTCCACCCCCCGCCCGCGTCAATGTTGTCCGACATGGTGGCTACAGGGTCTTCGACCCACTCCATGTGCCCACCGGACTCGTCATCAACAAATACGTACGCCATTTCAGCCCCTCAAAATTCGCAGAAGTTCCTCAATTTCGCCGCCTTCGGCAAAGGATTTCTTCTGGTTTGCTTGCGCCTGCACAGGCGATGTGAACAATTCTGGGCCGAAAAGATCGCCATAGCCCAATTCTTCAAAGGATTTTATGTCAGCCAGCGTTGGTTGAACAGGGGTAGAGCTTTGTTGCTCCCCACCCAGCAGTGCCAACAATGACAGCAGATTGAACCCGTTGTTCGGGGGTGTAGTTGCAGGGGGTGTTGTGGTGCCCCCGCCAGTCGTCGTTCCACCTCCGGTAGTAGTTCCACCTCCGGTAGTAGTTCCACCTCCGGTAGTAGTTCCACCTCCGGTAGTAGTCCCCCCGCCAGTCGTCGTGCCGGGCTCTTCTTCTGTGTTCAGCTCGGGCGGTGGGGATTCCACATCGGTATTGTCCGGCTGCGGCAGTTCAGGCTCCGGCTCTTCTTCCTCTGTGTTCAGCTCGGGCGGGGGTGTCTCGACGTCGGTATTGTCCGGTTGTGGCAGTTCCGTGTCGTCAGTACCTGTGCCGCCACCATTAAGCAGGTCGTCGAGCCAGTCGGTACCTGTGTCCGTACCTGTGTCCGTACCTGTGTCCGTGCCTGTGTCCGTAGGCGCTTCGGTTGTTCCTGTGCCGCCGTTCAAAAGATCGTCGAGCCAGTCGGTTCCGGTGCCGGTGTCAGTAGGAGTACCCGTGTCGGTGCCCGCGCCCGTGTCGGTCCCAGTGTCTGTTGGCGCTTCGGTTGTGGGCTCTTCCGTCGTCGGTTCTTCGGTGTCCGTAGGGATGCCAGTGTCTGTGGGCGCTTCAGTTGTACCAGTGCCACCGCCATTCAAAAGGTCGTCAATCCAGTCGGTTCCGGTACCCGTGTCTGTCGGCATTTCTGGCGTAGGTTCTTCTGGCGTAGGTTCTTCTGGCGTAGGTTCTTCTGGCGTAGGTTCTTCTGGCGTAGGTTCGCCTGTGCCAGTGTCTACGGGCACTTCGGTTGTGGGTTCTTCCGGCGTAGGTTCTTCAGTGCCACCACCAGTCAGCAGTTCGTCAATCCAGTCAGTGCCAGTGTCCGTAGGCTGTTCCGGCACAGGTTCTTCTGGGGTCGGCTCTTCCGTTGGGGGCTGTTCCGGTACGGGTTGTTCCGGCGTAGGTTGTTCCGGCGTAGGTTGTTCCGGCGTAGGTTGTTCCGTACCGCCACCAGTCAGCAGTTCGTCAATCCAATCTGTGCCAGTGTCCGTAGGCGTCTCTGGGGTCGGCTCTTCGGGCAGGGGTTCTTCGGTGGGCGGCTGCTCCGGCGCGGGCTCTTCGTCGGTCTGCCATGTCCAAGAAGGCTTCGATTGGCTGGATACAGTCTCGCCTCCGCCAATAACGTCGCCGGACTCGTCAACCTGCATGCCACCCCACTCGTAGTAAACGTCGCCAGTTTCGGGGTCAACAATGGCTTCGTACGTGAACTTCTCGGTGGGGTCGTTGGGGTTTGTGCGCTCAATCAGCGTTGCCTGCGAGCCATCTGCCCGGGTACGCGTACCAACAACGCGCTCGTCGCTTGCCAACGAAACGTTTGATTGTCCCTGTGTGGGCGTTTCGGGGGTGGGCTCGGTCGGCTGCTCCGTAGTGGCTCCGCCACCGCCAGCATCTGTAGCCGTCGTTTCGTCCGTGTACTTGTTCTCTGCGGTTTGCGTGCCTTTATCGTACGACAGGATGTCTTCGAGGTCTTTCATCCCCGGCACATCGACGCCAGTATCCGTCAGTCCTGCGTTTTGCAAATCCTCGGTGACATCTGGAGTTGTTGGGGCTTGATCCCGCGCAGCCCTTGCCTCATTGAGTAAGTCCCCAAATTTGGACTTGTCGGCGGTCACGGCGTCCGTAAACGCTTGCTTCTCAGCGGCAGTAGCTGGTCGCCCCAGCATTTCTTCATACGTGCTTTGCATGTTCGCAAGCACGGTAGGGTCGATCTGCGGTGCAGGCGTCGGTGGAGTTTCGGCAACGGGCTCGTCTTGAACCGGGGGCACAGGTGGTTCTACTACCTCTGGAGTGTAGATATGCGACGCGTAGTCGCTGCCGTACTGACGAATCAGCCCCTCAACAGACATGTACTGGTTTGGTCCAGTTTGAACGACAGCGTTCAGTTCTTCGGGAGAAAGGCTGTCCAGTGTGTTGGCTTTATCTAGTTGCGCGTCCAAGTAGTCGGTGTAGTCTTGCCCTTCTGCGTGCGCAAAACTGTTGTACACCGAACCCATATCTATAAGGTTGTCCCAGCTGCCGTAGGTATCCAGCAGCTTCTCCAGATTGCCTGCATCGTACTTGCCAAGGATGGCGTCAACGGTCTGCGCGTATTCGCCAAGCTTTTCCGGGTTGGCAAGCGCAAATTCAGTGAGCGACGTCAACGCGTCATCTGGAACATCCGTACCTTCAGTAGCGTCTGCAACGGCGTCGCGGGTGTCTGAAAGCAACGCTTTGAACTCGTCTTCCGGAAGATCGCCGCTACTCGCAAGATAACCGGGGTCTATGTCGCGCCCCAAAATGTCTTTGGCAAAGTCTTGTTTTTCTTTGTCACTGGTAAACAGAGAATCGACGGCCCCCACCAAGTCATCCGTTTCGCCGGTGTAGTCCGCAAAGAAACTGTCTGGGAGTTTTTCGCCGGATTCTTCGACTGCGACTTTCTGCGCTTCATCCACTGCCTTGTCGTACTTGACGAGTTCGGAGAATGTGGACGCAAACTCAGCGGGGTTGCCTTGGTATTCCGCCAAGAAGTCAGGGGGCAGCGACACGCCTTCTTTGGCAGCGATGTCGTACGCTTTGTTGACTTGCTCTTGGTAGTCTTTGGCCGCTTGGTCTGCATCTCCTGCGGCGTAGATTTTCTCCAGCGTCGCATCGCTCATGGTCGGCAGGTTGGCCTGCACAAACGGTTTGATGGATTTTGCGTCGAGTCCTTGCGCCTTTGCCGCGCCTACAATGGCGGCAAACATGGCTTGCGGGTTGCCACTATTTACAGCGGTCATAACACGCGCAGCAGATTGCGTGAGTTTTAGGTCATCTTTGTAGACTTTGTTGTCCGTCAAGTTCTGGGCCAGTCCAAGCGCTCCCGCATAGTCGCCTTTGTTGATTGCGGAAATCATTGCCGCGCCAGTAAGCGGCTTAACTACATCAGACGGAATTGTCACGCCAACTTGAGGCGCAATTTGAGTCAGGCCGGTAAGTATCCCGGCCAAATTTTTTGTGCTGATTGCGTTAAACAGCCCTGCAGCCTGCTGCACGGTCCGTACGTTGTTGAGTGCTTCTGTCAAAGACAGCGTGGTTGCCGATGGCGCTGCAAGCCCCATGGCCTTTGCTTGCTCAAGAGTAATCCCGAGCTCGTTTGCGGTATTTGCCGCATTGGCTGCATCGGCGGCCTGCGCAGCGCTTAGCTCTCCAGCTGTGTACCCGGTGTATGCAGCGACAGCACTGAGAACGGCGCCTGTGTAGTTTCCGTTGTACGCATTGCCAATTGCATTGAGCCCCGCAGCTACCCAACCAATAGGGCCCGGAATAATCGACGCAAATGAAAGCAATGTGGAAACATCGCCCCAATCACTGGTGCTACCACCGTACTGGGTGTAGAAAATAGGCATTCCTGCGCTATTGAAATCTACATTAAAAGATGTTTTGCCATCCCCCGCGTAGGTCAAGTCAATTTGCGATGACGGCGCCCGTGAAAAAATTGACCCGGAGTCCCGCGTGCTAATAGGCTCCCCGGTGGCTTTGTTGAAATAGTATGTCGAGGAGCCAATTTCACGCCCGTCTTCGTCCGTCTGCGGGACAGACCTGCGCCCAAAATCTTCAAGGCGGGTTATTCCTTTGTCGGCAAGCCATTTGGCCATGTGCTCCGCGTTGGCGTAAACAGACCCAAAACCTTGCCCAGTCCATTTGCTATAGGACCCTTGTTGCAAAATTTTCGTTGTAAGGTCGCTGACCGTTTTATCGTAGTCAGTATCTCCCGATGCGTACGCAATGCCACGCCCGTTTTCGCTCAAGGAACTGAACCCAAGCGGTGGGGCGCTGTCGGTGTATTCGTCTTTTCCGGACATTTAAATCTCCGCCATCCACGCAAAGCCTTTTTTGTCGGCTTTCGTGAGTTGAACCCCGGCCATGCGCAACAAGCGCGCAATTTGCGGAGCTGTGGAACTGAAGTACGCTTTGCGTGCTTGTGGAATGGTTCTCGCCTGCTGTACCAGCTTCATAACCGAACTGGCCACCCCTTGCGGGTTGTCCGCAGTAAACAAATGCACGTCGTATTCCCCGGCTTTAGCGTCGATCGGGTCGAGGATCACTACGGTTTTATTGTCATGCAGCAGCTTGGCTTTGCGTTTGTCTACGGCCACCATTACGCCGTGCAAGACGTCTCCGGGGCGCTTGCCCCCTTGTTCTGCATCGGCGGCGATTATGTCTGCAATGTTCATGGCGGTGTTGGCTCCACTTCTGGAAGGGCAGACACGTATGATACTGCCGTCACCGTTGCGGGGGAAGCCGGGCAAAACGCCGTGGCTGTGTGCGCGGCAAACCGCACGTTGGTGTCGCTGCAGGCAAAATAAACCTTGAGCTGGTCACCCTCGGCCAAGTTGATGTTGAAGTTCCAGTCGATCGGCAGATTGGTTCCGTTGCCGGAAATGGTGTACCGGCGTGTGGAATATGCAATGTCAAAGCTGTTCCAGTTCAACCATACATACACTGTTTTGCTGCTGGAGTTTGTGCTTTCGATCTGGCCGCCAAAATTGATGTTGTACACGCCGCCTACGTTGGCAAAGATGGCCGTGCCGCCGCCAATCAAAGACACCCCGGATTCAAGGTATGGCTGCCCAAGATCGACTACATACGCGGTGTTTGCAGAGGGGCACAGCTGGTCGTTGGTCGAGTACGCCAGCATGTTTGGGGCGTCAATAAACTGCGCGCCAGCGGTCCCAGTGACTTTGTTGAGTGCGTTGGACGTGCGCGTGAAATAGATGCGCAAGACGTTGTTGAGCTGGTCTTGGTAGGCCTTGTCGTATAACGGCACCGCCAGCGGCAAGGCTGGCGGCTGCGTCTGCTCGATCAGGTGGATGTTCTTGGCCATTTACGATACCCCCCAATGAGCACGCTCAAGCTCTTTGCGGGCGGCAACTGCCTCTTCCAGAGTGGCGAAGCACTTGGAGTAGAACTTCTTGCGCTGCGAAGTTATCGTTGCGTAGTATTTGCTATTATGGAAAAGAACGCCAGTAACGCCTGTCTTGCTGGTCTTTGGCGTTCTGATGTTTCTTGCTTGCACCATAGGCGTAGCCCATCGAACGTTTCCCGGCTCGTAATTCCCAGTGGTGTTGATGCGATCAAAAGTCTCCGTACCAGTCGGTTCTCCAACGTCCTTTGCGAATGTAGCGTAGTCATGCCAAGGTTTATAGACCGACACACCCTTGCCGCCCCACCGCGGATAGTCTTTGTCATTTGAGTTATAGCACCTACGCATCATTGCCCGCCACGTGTTGTATGACGATTTTTTCCATCCGCCATGTTTTGTTATGGCTTCTTTTACCCCGCATCCACAAGAAGACGTATTGCCGGTTGCAAGTGAGCCGGACGTAACTACCGTCGATTTTCCGCAGTCACACAGGCATTCCCAAGTCACTTTTCGCAAGGCATTTGTTCCACGCCTGCGCAAAACAAGCAGTTTCCCATAACGCATACCAGTGCGGTCAATAAATTTTGTAGCCATTTCAAACCCTTTCACAAGAGCTTGAAGTATACACGTAACTTTGCGATCAGTATACATGTCATCTACGTCCATCAGTGCGCATATCCAGCCGCGGGGAGCCGAGCTGCCAAGTGGTGCCCAGCCCGCCACTGTAGATTCGGATGGCAAGCTGACGGCCCCGCACCCGGGTAAAGACCTGCCCAGTGAACTCCTCCACGGGGAACGCCACCGTGCGCGTAACGTCGGCAAAGTTCTCCCCGCCCACCGAAGCGGGAGTGGTGTATCCAGAGCCCGAGTTCTTGAGCGGGTACAGCGTCATGGTGATCTGCGGGCTCTCCGTGGTGGACCCTCGGAACGTCACGTCCGGCAGCATGCGCCACACGAAGCAGAAGTTGTGGCCATCGTCCAGATCAAATTCAGCGCTGGTGATGTACGCTTCGATCGGCTGCGGGTCTTCTTTGGAGTTGTCGTCTACGCCCACTTCGTGGTTGACCAACGTGTCGCCGTAGGTGGCTGCAATAGGGTACGGGCGCAGGCCAGAATCCAGCCAAGCCGAACGCTCCATGCTGCCGTAGTACCAGATGTCCTCAAGGTAGTTGTAGACCGCATACCTGTTGATGCCAGTGGCGTCCGCAGAGCAGTAGAACCACCAAACCTCGTTGAACCCCTCGTTGGTTCCGGCGAAAACTTGGCCAAACTGTTGGCGGTTGATGTCACCAAAAATGTGCTGGCGCAGGTCACAGCGAAGCGTCTGAGTACGGCCATCGTACTTGTAGAACTTATCTGCGCCCATCCAGTAAGCGATGCCCCCGGCATAAGCTACAGCGTTTTGGCTTGCAATCGAGACGTTTTCACCGACCAACGTAGCACCCCAGACAGCTGGGGCCCCAAGGTATTGCATGGAATATACGGACGAATCCGTCCAAACCAGAATTTCCTGCCGGGCCTGCAGCGCTGTGACGATCTTGGAGCCGTGCGACAAACGCAAAAAGCCCGCTTGATTCGTAGCCGTGGGGGTCCAGTTGGTGGCGTCTTCCTGATCCGACCAGCGAATCAGCATTGGGTCCTGCGTGGAAGTGCCAATTTCGTTGGCCCCAAAAGCCATCACAAAGCGGCTCACATCCGACACAAGGATGTAGTTCTGCACGGTTGGCACATCAGAAGCGCCCGCCAAAGAGGTCAGATTGACGCCGCGTACGCCCAAACCATCGGCAGCCACCCAGTAGTACATTGCCCCACCCCGGGGGCCAAAAATCAGGTCTTCCCCGAAGTTTGACTGGCTCCACAGGCGTAGAGCATCCGTAGACGCCTCGCCGTTACCCCATGTGCCGTTGCCCCAACCACCTGCACCCCATCCAACCAGCGGGATTTCGTACTCAGGACCGGGCGGCAAAGGGTAGTCCGCGTAGAACGCACCCACACTGGTTGCCGTAGACGTAGCGACATTGGACGCCGTGACATAGTATTCGTCAGCACTGGAAACGGACGACACGTAAAACGGAGATGTGGTCGCCATGTTGATGCCGCCCACAATGATTGGGCCGTACACAGCATCGTAGAACAACACCGGATCGCCAACCTGAACGCCGTTTGCCGGGTCAGTAACCAAAACTTGATCGGACCCCAGCGTGGTGTCAAACACGATTCCCGAGCTTGCATAGCGCAGCGGAGTCACGTCGTTGTAATAGCCGCCCTGCTCAATGAAGAAGTTGGTGTTGGTGCCTACACCCAGCAGGTTTTGCCCGGCCAACGTAACCCAGTTCCACAACGACCGGCACACGCCAGTAAACGTGTTGTTCGAGATGCGCTCCCACCCGCCGATCTTTTCGGGCGTGCCTTGGCGGAATCGGATTTTGTCGCAGTCGTACCAGCCACCTTCTGTCGTGTAGCGGGTGTTTTCCCGGTTAACCCCGGGCTTGAATGTAATCTTCTTGAGCGGCACAGATCACCTCACGCTGTCAGGATTTGTAGGGCGGAATTGATGTGCGCAACCCTGTCGTTGAGTCCGATTGTCCCACCATTGATCTTTTTAGTCATCCCCGTGTAGTCCTTGGCGTCAGCGTCACGGTTCAGGCCGCGGCGATTCCAGTACCAGCCAGCGCTCAGGGCGGCGTAGCGAGGGGCCAACAGCAGGTCAGGGCTGTGGATAAGGTCGATTTTGAGGGCGTCACCGCAAAGGGTGTAGTTGTCCTTGCCGGTCAGCTGGATCAGCCCTCTGCCGTGGTAGAGCCAGCCGTCGCCGTCTTCCGTGTTGCCCATGCGCCCGCCGTAGACCTTGTTGGCGATCTTCTCGGGGTTGCGGTGGAATGGCTGCGCAGCCTCCAGCGTGGGAAATCGGCTTGGCCAGACCCGGCACAGGGCCTCAGCGCTGTAGTTCAGGTTTTCCTCAAGGACTTTGAAGTTGCCCGACTCATGCTGGCACTGGCCAATGAACCCGGAAATCCGCGCTGGCGTGTTGATTTCGTAGCGCTGCAGAGTTTCGTTGATGGGGTCCAGCCACTCGGCCTCAATCTTGAGCTCTTCAAGCTGTTCTGCGGTAATCATTTCTTGTCCCCAAAACTGGCGGGCATGACGTCTTTTTTGTGGTCATGCGACGCGCCGAAGTAGTAAGACAGCACCTGCACCGTGGCGGCGTTGACCGCGCCCAGAACGTAGATCGCGATGTCTTTGCGGTTGCCGTTCATATCAGGCAGGAACATGATGGCTGCAAGCAGGGCAAACGAAATGCCCACCGTGCCGAGTGCCAGAATCGGGGTCACGATCTTGTTGAGCAGCGGGGCGTCGCCACTGGTAGCGATTTGAATCTCCCGATCGCGGGAGCTGCTGCGGTCAGCGGCATAGACTTTGGACTGCTCAAGCTCCAGTTCGGCCAGCTTTTGGGCGGCTTGCGGGTCATTTGCGAGGGCTTCGGCCACGGCTTCTTGGGTGTTTTCCACGCCAAGCTTGCTGGCAATGGCTTTCACAACCAGTCCGCCAGCAGGGCCCATAGCGGCAGTAGCCAGCGCGGGGGCCGCGGTCTTGAGCAGATTCAGCAGAGTTTCGTTCATCAATACCGTCCTTCGACACTGCGCGCTTCAACTTCGTAGGGGTTGTTCCAGTAGCCGTGGCGCAGCGTCCAGTACAGGTACTTCACATGGAACATAAACCAGCCATCAGTGGCCATCTGGGTCAAGTGCATGCACTCGTGGCGCAGCAGCCAATCGCAATCCTCGTAGCCCGGCGCGACGTAGATTTGCTTCCACGGCGTAGTCAGGCCTTTGAACCCCCAAAGGTTCATGTACCAGAGGATCAGGCCGGTGGCGGTCTTGGGAGTCATACGGACACCGCAAAACCGTTAATAGTCAAAACGTTGCCGTTTTGCGCACAGGCTTTTGCACTGCGCCCGATTGCACTCAAGCCTGTCTGGCTAACCCAGTTTGTCCCGTCTGTGCTTGTGGCTACTTTTCCGGAATCCGCAAGGACTACGACCGTGCTACCAACCGAATTGATTGCACGCGCCGGACTGCTTCCAAGTATTGGCGCCAACCCGCTTACAACTGACCAAGTTGCTGCGTCTGCACTGGACACTACAGTGCCGTCAGAAAGGCCGACATACCAACGATTTGTGGCGGTGCTCCACGCGGAGGCTGTTGCAATTGTCGAAGTTGCGACCGTCCCATATCCGGGGCGGTTTGTCCACGTTGTTCCGTCCGGACTCGTGGCGCAGAATTTGTTTGTATTCCCCGCAACTTGCCCGATCAATAGAAAAAGCCCGTTTCCGTACGCCCCGCAATTCGACAAGAACGGGCCAGTGTTAGTCGGCCACCCAGCGAGCGTGGCCATAGTATTCACGAACGTCCAAGCCGTACCGTTTGTGCTTGTGTAAATCCGTCCGGAGTCGCAGTAGGCCAGCAGCGTAGAGCCGTTCCACAAAATAGAAAGCACCGCCGTGGTGGTGTTGTACCGTCTTGTCCATGTAACGCCATCCGGGCTTGTGGCGATGTTTCCGCTTGACCCGCCAACGACGAAAAGCCCCAAAGACCCGGCGTACGCGGCGCCATACATGGCAACAGTGACCCCGGCACTGCGCAATCCAAGCTGGTCTGTCCACGTATTTGCGTCTGTTGAGGTTGCTACATACCCGCTATCCCCCGCAAACATATACGTGCTGTTGCCGTACGCCGCGCAATTGTATGACCGTGCCGGTCCTGTCTTGGCGTACCAAGTCTGGCCCGGCGACGAAATCGTCACTGCATTTGCAGAAAACATGGCGGCTCCTTAGTAGGACTGGCCAGCAACAGAACCGTACCAATACGTGCCATCAGAAGTAAAGACGAATCGGTCTGTCTTGTTGGCAGTAGTAGTCAGTGTTGGGGTGACGCCATACGGCCAAAGAACCGTACCCGGCCAAGTAGCTGTGCGACTTCCGGTTCCGTCTTGCTTCAAAAACAAACTGAAGCTCTTGCCTGCTGTCGGCGTCGGGAACGTGAACGTGCAGTTGCCGGTCATGGTGATAAATTGCGCCGTGCCATTTGCAAGGCTGATCGTGTACGCTGTGCTGCTGTTTGCGGTCACGCTTTCTTCCGTGTAGCCATCGGTGAATGTGGCGTCGGAAATGGTCGGAGCAGTTCCAAACACCAGAGCGCCAGAGCCAGTCCCACCAGTGACGGCTGCAGCCAGGTTCGCGCTTGATGGCGTGGCCAAGAATGTGGCAACTCCAGCCCCAAGCCCGGTCACATCCGCCAGCGCAATTTGGTTGGCGGCAACCACGGCAAAATCGCTGCCAGTCCAAGCCACCAAAGCCCGTGTTCCGTTGGCAATACTCACGCCAGATGTCGGACCAGCGCCTCGAATCACAACAGTCTGACCGCCGCTCGTGGCGTTTACAACAATATACGCCTTGCTTCTTGCTGGAGCAGTGATGTTGCGCGTCACTGTGCGAGCGCCAGTGCAGAGCAGAATGGCTTGACGCGCCTGGTTGGCAACGCTCTGCGTATCGGTCAACGTAACATCCGCATCCGTTGAAAGCGTCGTGGTTCCAGCTACCGCAGCATCCAGCAAGGAAGTGATCTGGTCATTGACAGCCGTGCCCCACGTACCAGACAAAGAGCCGGTATCGGGCAGGAGAAGGCCAAGGAGAGATGAGTACGCCATGATGGCTCCTTATGTTGGAATCTGCGTCCACGGAGACGACTGAGTATTGTTGATTATCTGCCAATCAGCAGATTGAATGTTGCCAATGTTTTGCCAATCAGCGTTCTGCGTGTCATCCACCCAGCCCCAGACGTTTACCGTGCCGATCAGCCCATAACCAACAACGCCTGCTGGGAAGACATTGGCCGTTCCGGTAACGGAAACGGTGCCAACAAAACCAGATGCGGACACGCCAATGACCGGAACATCAACACCCTGGCCTTCAATGATTGTGACTGTGCCAACTTCCCCGGTCGCCTGAACTCCGGTGACGGGTGCATCAACGCCTTGACCTTCAATAACCGTGACCGTGCCAGTCTCGCCAGTGGCCTGCACGCCGGTAACGTCAGCAGTCGCACCGCCAGTCGCAACGACAGAACCAACAGCGCCTGTTGCCTCTACGCCAGAGACTGGAACCGTGACAAACCGCTGGGCAAAAATCGTGACATTGCCAACTTGCCCTGTTGCGGAAACGCCAGTTGGCTGTACGATGACGCCCGCGCCCTCTGCGATTACGACGGTGCCAACTTGACCTGTGGCTGACACGCCAGTGACTTGCACAAGCTCATTGGGGATGATGACTGTGCCAACCTGCCCGGTCGCTGAAACGCCAGTAACAAAAACAGTTACATCAGGACTTGCCGTCGCTGCGCCAGAATCAGCGAAAGGTCCGGCGGCAAACGGGAAAAATCCAAACATGCTTTAAGGGGCCACCGGCCAGACAACCGACAAAGGAAAATCGGCTTGGTTTGTGATGTCTCTTAGCGCCTGACGATACGCAGCCCACGCATCCTTGTCAACTGGAGCGTCGGCCACTTGCGTCCAGTCACATGCGGCAAGCAGGTCATTCCTTTGCTTGCGAACATCGTCAGCCATTGCACCGTAGTCAGGGCCTGGAATGGGCTGCGGAGGTTCTTCAGCGTATGGAACCCATTTGCTGTTCTCCCATTTGTGCGGACCTTCTTTGGGTGGCGGCGTGTAAGTCCAGCCAGCACCAACCCCCTCGCGGGGGTCGATCTGCTTGCTTGCGCCGATAAAGCCGTTTGCTTTGATTTCGTAGACTGTAATCATGGCTTAGGCTCCTGCGTAGATGTAGGCTGTTTGACCGCCACCAGCATTGGACGGAGGCACAAAGAACGTAGTCGCTGTATCGTATGAATACATTGCTGCTTCCCCCAAAAGATTTGGAGCAGAACCGTCAGATCGTGTTTCAGGGACAAGGAATGTGGTTCCGCGAACAATTCCAAATTTGCCTGTAGACAAAATTGGACTTACAAATAAATCCGCAGCTCTTGGAATTGATATAGAGGCGTTTGATTTAACATTTTTAAACCATTTTGTAGGCATGGTTGCAGAAATTAAATTAACACCATCTGTATATACAAAACTGCCAATAATCCCGAAATTAAAGGTTGAAAGGTCCGTAGAAGAATAATTACCTAATTGCCAAACACCACTTGAATACAAAACACCAGAAGAATCAGGTCTATTTATTGCAGTCCATGTAGAACCGCCGTCAGTGCTTTTAATTGCAATACTGCCATTTGAAGCAACAACAGTAGCTCCATCACTACCTAAAGCACCAGATGGCGCAAGCAACAATGGGGTCAAACGACCAGTCCAAGTTACACCATCAGACGATGTGTAAATCGTGTAGACGATGTTTTGAGCCGTTGTTACAGGACAACCAATGATGAAGTTGCCGTTGGCGTATTCAATGTCAACGAAAGCAGCGGTGTCTGCACTTGCTGATGTTGCTAACGTACCAAAGTCAAAGGCCTTAACCCAAGAAATTCCATCTGTTGATTTGTAAACAGAAGCCGGACAAAAAGTGGTTGCGCCCGTCAGCGCAAGCCAAAATGTACCGTTGTAAGCCATACCAACAAACGGCCTTTTTGGAGAGGTTCTGGCAGTAGACCAAGAAACTCCATCATTTGACTGATAAATACCCGCCGTAGTGGACAGGGCGTAATACTTGTTTCCAAGTTTGTATGTCCTGTTTAAAGCCGTTGGCACATACTGAACTTGATCTGCGTTATCCCAATCAAAACCATCTGTGGAATATTGAATTTGGTTTGGGCCAACAATTAAAAATTTACCACCAAAATAACCGCCGTACACAAATACCAATACCCCATCATATGCGGTTGCTGACCTAAACCAAGAAACCCCATCATCAGAAATTAGTACCATTCTTCCGTTAGTTGGAACAACGAAAAATCTGGTTCCACTCCAAGAAACACTCACAAAATTAACGGTTGTCATGCCTGTTCTGGAGGTCCATGTAACTCCATCAGAAGATGTGACAATACGCCCAGCGTCACCAACGGCCACAAACAAAGAGCCATTCCAAACAATATCGTATAAAGCAAAAGAACCCGCATTGCTTGTTCTGGCGGTCCAAGTTGTTCCGTCTGGGGATGTAAAAATTACACCAGAGTTTCCAATGGCAACAAACAAGCTGTTGGCGTAAATGATGCGATTGAACGTACCAGTAGCGGTGCAAAGAGTCCATGTTGTTCCGTCAGTAGATGAATACACAGAATTACTTGCACCCACAGCGACAAACACGCCATTCGCAAAAATGACATCGTTAAATGTGTTTGACCCCGCTGAACGGCTTGTCCATGTCACTAGGTCAGGGCTGGAGTACACGGCACCGGATGCGCCGACGACCACATACACGCTTGCACCGTAGGCTGCATAGTTGAAAATTGCAGTGCCCGCAGTTCGTGTGGTCCATGTCGTGCCGTTAGCAGACGTCAGCAAGTTGGCGCCGCTGCCCGTACCACCCATGGCAATCCAGTTCCCATTGACATACGCGACCTTGTCAAAGCTCGTAGTCAGACCAGTAAAGCGACCTGTCCATGCTTGACCGTCTGGTGATGTAAGGATGGCTCCGCTTGATCCAGCAGCAACGTACAAGTTCGAGCCGTTGTAAGCAATAGTCCGAGGATTTGGCGCAGATTGCGTCGTCACCGTATACGCCCAAAATCCAGATTGCATGACTTCTTGACGGGCTGCTCCAGCAAGGATGACCGATGAGTTAGTTCCAATTGCAATTGTTTTTCCGCTTACAACAGACACGGCATAGAAAGGCGACAAACTTACGTCAGTTACAGCAGTCCAAGTTACACCATCAGAAGAAGTGACATACAGACCGCTAAAACTGCTAACGGCAATAAATTCTGAACCATTCCAAGTGATTGAAAGTAGGGCTTGTGTGGTATTTGATGTTCTACTTGTCCATGTGATGCCGTCAGGTGAAGTAAAAATTGTTCCGTTAAAAGCAACAGCTACAAATAAACTGTTTGCGTAGATAACTTGGCGATAATTTCCAGAACCAGCAGATCGAGATGTCCAAGTTATTCCATCGGGAGATGTATAGCAAGCACCCGATCCTCCAACAGCAACAAACAAGCCGTTCGCATATATAACATCAAACAACTGCACCGAACCCACAGAGCGATTTGTCCACGTAATACCATCAGGAGATGTGTAAATAAGGCCTATTGCTGCGCCTACAGCAACATACATTCCGTTAGCATAAACAATTCTCTGAAACCCTCCACTGCCGTTTACAATTGTTCTGTTAGTCCATGTAATTAAATCAGAACTTGTATAAATATTTTGTTGTGCATTACCGGCAACAACAACATACATGCCAGCGCCGTAGGCAACGTCCGTAAAAGCAACTGTTGCGTTTGTGACTGAAGTATTAACCCAATCAGTACCGTTTGTTGAATAAACAATTGTTGCAGTTGCGCCAATAGCCAAAAAACGACTATTGACATATCGAACACCGTTAAAACTGTTAGTTGTTGTGCTTGGGACGCCTTGCCAATTGATGCCATCCGTTGTTTTACGAATTGCACCAGAAGCACCAACAAGTACAGACGTTGTTCCATCCGTTGCGCAAAGATAGGGTGTTGTGTTTGCTGTCGGTGTCGCAAACGGCTGCGGCAACTGGGCCTGCGGGACCGTAGCAAACGTGCCAAAATCCGCAATGTTGCCGAGCTTGGTTGCACGGCTTGGATAAGCTGCTTTGCTGTAGTACTTGCCGGTTTCAAGCCATGTTCCTGGGCCCGTAGGCGCTTCGCTTGCCAGCTTAATGTCGCCAATCTCGGCGGTCTCAGACCTTTCCGAAGGGTACGTGACAAACACATCCTTGTTGCCCGCACCGAAGTTCACCAGCGCCCCAGCGTT